CATTTGCATCAACAGGTGAAGTATCATCATTTTCATAAATTTTTACACGCCTTACACCGTCAATATTAGCAATGGCCGCAAAGGTGCTATCTATTTGATTTTGACCGGGTAACGATACACCATTATCTCTTTCCACTCTCAGCTCTGCATCTGTATCTGGATTAGTGCCGGGTGTAGCTACTGCTGGATTAGTTACTGACTCTAAACCGCTTTGAGGATTTACGATTTTAGTTATAGTATCAATAGATGCTTGAATAGCTCCGCGTTCTATTGCGGTAATTGCAGCAGCCGTAATACCAGCTATAACGGTATCATTATCTACTGTCCAACGTGATCCATTCTCAACAGATTCAAGTAATGAACCAGCTAAAACTATTGCCCCATCTGTACCAATTAAATTTACGCTTGATGTAGAAAAAGTACCTTGACCACGTTTAGTGCCTGTTATTGAAGCAACCGCATCTAAATCATTACCAGATGCTTTACTTGGATCTTTTGAGTTATACGCTTTTTGTCCAAGCTCATCAAGATTAGCCCATATCTCAGAATCAGTAGCTAATTTAACTCCATCAGGAGTAGAAGGATCTAAATTCCAATTTGAATCAATAGCTTGATAGCGTCCTTGTTCATCCTCAAACCATTCATTTTGAGTTTTAAGCACATAACCTTGATCTGTTAATTCAGCCATTAGACTACATCCGATATTGTTATAACTTCATTTCCAAATGGTGTAACGATTCCCATACTTACAGAATATTTTCTTTCTTGTAAATCAAAATCTGTATTAAACTCAAAAATAGATAATACTCCAGATGTCTGTAACACTCTACGTTTGATTACAGCATCCCTAACATCAAGACTTTGACCTTTACCAAGTATATCTTGAAACCAAGAAGTACCGTCTGTAATATCTCTAAAATACTCACCTAAGAATAGCTTTAATCGCGTAACAACTGTTTGAGCAATTTCTTTTTGTTCGCTAGTAAACTGCGTACCACTTGTAGTAATATCGCCGTTATCGTCAAGTTTTCTTACAGTCATTAGTTATTATTTCCTGTGTTACCCGGTGGCGTACCTGCTGGATGGTTATGATCCGCTACATCTTTACCATTTGCCAATACTGATGGCGCTACTACCACGGCGCTTGTCACTGTTGCAGGGCTTGTAATATTACCACCTGTATCAATAGTAACACCATTCACAACAAAATTACCGCCTTGCTCAAGTTCAAATATACCATTACCGTTATTACCTTTATGCGAACCATCAGCTTTTAGTAAATATGCGCCGTTCTCATTTTCCGATAAAATATCACCTGTATTTTTTAACCAGACATAGTAAGTATTATTTTTGTTTCTTAAACGTATACCGTTATTTTGAAAATTTGTTATCGCTTTTGGCTTGCTTCTAAAGCCGGGTATAAATAAAGCGTCTTGCATATCTAACTTTCTTAATACTGTTTGTGGTGCTACACCGCCTTGTTCTTTCCATCCATCAATACAACGTTGTGAAACAATAATAAGACCTTCATCACCTTCATCAATTTGATGCTCTAATACAAAATCACCACCTGAGAAATGTACAGGTACATTAACAATAGGAGCAAGATTAAACGTTTGTCCTTGCACGTCTATAAACTCTACAGCTATTTGCATTTTAGCTAATTGCGTTTCAGTATCAAAAGAAAGAACGTGCGCAGGTATCGAAGTACCAACACCTTTTAATATTTCTAAGATAGTATGGTTTAACATTTCTGTGAATGTAGAAAATTTACTCATGTCGTTGGCCTTATTCCGCTAATTTTCGTGTCCCATGTATCACCATAAGTGTCACCATCAAATTGTAATCTTTGGATAGTGTAAGTTCCTTGGCCTAATGTTTCAGGTACATCTTGAAAATAAACATTAGAATAATTGATCTGTGCAAATTCAGATTTTATTTCAAACTGGCCACCAATCCTTAAGGTAGGGTTTAATTTTACTATAGCATCTGCACCTATTTCCGTTATTTCAGGAACGCCTACCATGCCATTTGAAGCCGATACTGCAACAATCGCACCTTTTCTAGATGAGGTATCACCAACAATAATTATTTTCTCTGACTCAATTAGCCATTTAAAGTTATGAGATTTTGCAAGCTGACTTAATTTAACTTTTGGATCACCTGTTAAATGATAGCCAAATAGATAAGGTGATTCTTTTGGGAAATCTTCGTCATTAAGTACAATTGGAAAACCTAAAGCTTCAGCACATGCCCTGCATAGCTCTTGAACAGTTACACCTTTCTCAAATGATTTATTAATAGTTGATTTTTCTTGACTTACTACACCGCCTTTACAGATTAATCTTGTTATCTTATCGCTTCCATGCTTCTCTCTAATAATGTTTACAACCTCACCTTTAAATATGTAATCAATTGTATCTTCATATCCTGCACGAAAACCAACATACTCACCTTTTTTAAATACTTGTCCTTCAGTATCTTTTGATAAATTATAAACCGCTATATCAGCATAAGCGTTATGCCCACCAAACTCTACTAGAATGCTAAACGTTAACTTAAACTGTCTTTCATTTGTCGCAGATATAAAAGGAATATCCCTGTTAGAAATAAATAGTTCAAATTGTCTACGATAAAAACTAGGCATCTTCCCAAACCAATTGATTTGATAAACCAAGATTATCTATTGTAGGATCATCGCCTACAAATAATAACCGTCCAATATCAGCATTAAAGTTTTTTGTTACTTCAGCTCCAGAAACTAACATAGCGCCTGATATAAGGCTTTCACCTTCTCTAAAGATATCAAGTTACCATCCATAAAAAAGTGTTATGTAGTTTAGATGAAACTCTAAAAAATTCTCACCTAATTGTATAAAGAAAATTTGATGGGCATTAACTGGCCCTCCTTGTAATGGAATTGTAATCATAATATTAATGCTGCCTTAGCTAAAGTATCTGCTGATGACTCTAAAGTAGATACTTCACCTTTTTTAACAAAAGCGGTAGATTGAGTTTTAGCTGGATCAAAATCTCTAAGCTGAGATTGCCCCGGCTGATTAGTTGTTATTACTGTTGAGATTAAAGGTAGCTCCATTAGTTCTGCTGTGAACTCTAAACCGTTTTCATTTGCTGCATCTTTAGTTCTTGCAACATTAACAATTACCATATTAGATAATTGAATATCTACGGCATCAACATCAAATGGTTCACGTTGGTACATTAAACCTAATAGCAATTGTAGCGTAGCACCTGCATTAGTTTGATTTGAGCCAGAAAGAAAACCAGCCGCTAATCCTGCAATAGCCGACAAGCCGGGCGCGTCGAAAAAGTTACTTAAGAAACCTGTAATCTGTGAAGGCTCAAGCCCTAAAGGATTATTAGAAGCTAATCCTGTTATTGTCCATGTGATAGGCTGAATGATTCCATGATCGGATGCATTAGATCCAACTTCTAAAGGGAAAGAAGTATACTCAACGCTTGCTTCAAGTGTATCTTCAAGCACTGCATCAAATGAAATAATGCCACCACCGATATTAAATGTAGGAGCTTTACGAGTGAATAAATTAATTAATGACATTTAACCACCTTCTGTGCTTGTCAAATCTTGCATAGCTTGATCGGCCATTTCACCAACAACTTTAACAACTTTTCTATCTATTACCTGACCATCTAAGTTAACTGTATTCTGTATAACAATAGGCTGTTGTCTTTGGCTAGTTACCGCTTTTAGTTGAGTCTTATTAACTTGAGTGCTTCTATCTTCTTTGGCTCTATCAACTGCTGTGAAATCTTGTCTATTAATAGCGCGCTCGGCTTCGCTAAAACCAAACCTTGCTAAAGCATGTGCAATAGTCCCACCTATGGCCTCATTAATATCATCACTTAAGTTTTCACTTATCTCTCTACCGATAGCTTGACCACCTTCAAAAGCAAGTATACCTAAACCTAATGCACCAGCCCCTCTACCAGCTTTAGACGCTAAGCCACCTGCTTTAGTTGCACCCGGTAAACCTGTTTTACCGCCTACCATAGAGGTAATTTTACCAACTGCACCTAAACCACCAGCAGTAGCAACTAATCCTATAGCAGCAGCTATGCTTAAAATATTATCACCAATAGTATCTAAGAAAACATCAATACCGCTATTAATTAACTCTCGATTAGAGTCTAGCCAATCGTTCGTACCTGCAATTAAATTATTAATTTGCGGTAAAGCTTTAACGCTTATTTTATCCGCGAAGCCACCTATGTTAGTTCCTAGATCTTGAGTTTCATCATTAAAATCAGCCGCCGCCTTTGTCATAGCTTGCGTAACTGGGCGCATTTGTTTTTGCTTGTTTATAACTTTTTCAACAGCCTCACGGCCTTTAGACAATAACCGTATAGATGCTTCATCTAAACCCATTGCTTGAGCTGCGTTTATTCTTTGTTGTTTAGATAATTTTTGAAACTGATCAGCTAAAGATAGAAAAGCTTCACCAGCATCTTTAGCGTTAAGAATTGTTCTTGTGTCGATCCCTGCTTTTTCAGCAGACGGTAAAAAGCCTATATCACCTACTTTAAAACCAGCTCTAAATTTCTCAATACCAGCAAGCTGACCCATGAAGCTGTTTAACGTGCCGCCCTCTAAACGAAGCGCATTACCAAAAGCGTTAATATTATTGGCAGACACTCCCATGATTTCAGAGAATTTACCTAGATCATCTTTTGCATTAGCAAAATCAGAAGTTAAAGCTTTAATACCAAATGCACCAGCAACGATACTACCAAGCTTTAAAGCTTTAGATTTAATTGAATCAATACCTGATCCAACTTTATCAGTAGACTTCTTATCGAGATCAAAACCGATACCGACTAATAAATTTGATATTGTTTTAGCCATTTTTGATCTCTGTTATTATTTCATCCATAGCAATATGAAATTTTAATACATCTGTTAATGTATAAGTTCCATCATGCAATTCAGACCATGTGCAAAGAGGTGGACAAGCATTAGTAATGCCGATACAAGGCCGCATTAAAAACCAATCAGTTAAGCTTTCTTTTGCTCTGCTTTGGTTTTTTTGTTTGCGTTGTCCAGATAGGTAAAAAAATCACCTAAATTTACCTCGATAGCTTTAGCAACAAGTAAATAGTATTCAGTGACGTTATTCTGAAAATCACCTATAGTTATAACTTCTTTACCATTCTTCTTAACTGTTTGGTAAAGAACAATATCGGCTATCTCATCAAAATCATTTTCAGGTAAAGTTAAAAGAGCACCTAATAGTAAATCAGAGTCAATCTTATCAACTTGTGCAACTGCACTATTTAAAGCAATCTTAGCACCAATTAATGAAAGAAGTTTTTTCTGTTCACTAGCTGGTGCTTGAGCAACATTATATGTAGTTTTATTAACCCTTATAGAACTGACATTAGACATTACTCACCGCCTTTAGATTGTGTCCAGCTATTAAATTCAATGATGTATTGGTCATCTGTGATTGTTTGACCACCACGACCTACTTGACCATCATTAGTAATAATACCTTCTGACCCTAATGCAGTTTCTAAAGTGCCGATCTGTGTTTTATTCAAAAGAATATTTGCATTAGAAGTCATTAAGCCCTGCATAAATGCAGAATCAGGTGAACCCGGGTTTAAGTTTAACGTAACAGTACGACCGGGATTAATGCGATCTAATCGTATTGCGTTACCACCTTGTCCACGTCTTAGTGTAGATTTTTGATCAATAGGATCATCTGTATAAGGTGGATCAGTATCACCAAAATCTGTAATGATACGACCATTAATAGATAAGGTAAAAAGCTCAGTAGAATAATTATTTAAAGACATTTTTTATACTCCTTAGAAGACATCAACAGTTACATCAACAGCATGGATTGCACCAGCTCTGAAAATTCGCATTCTAACTGGTGCAGATTTACGATCAGCACGATCAGGATCGGTAATTGTTAAAATGTCTTCTGGTTTAGTTAAGATTTCATAACCTTCTGTAAATTCTTCTAAGCCGTTATCTGGGTTAATCCATATACGCGCACCTAAATAACCATTAGCAATGTACAACTCACCAATTTCTTTAGCGGCTGCAAGTAATACAGCTTGACCCGGCGGCGTTTGAGGTAACTTAGTTGTTTGGTTTGCTGTTGCGTTATAAAGATTAACGCGCAAATTATTAACAAATGCATCTAGGTTAATAATATCATCAATGTATTCACCAAATGCTGAGTGTGACCAACTGTTGATAACTCGACCTACATCATTAGAGCCTTGTAAATCCACGTTAGTATAGAACACAGCTTTTTTAGTATCTAAACTCATAGCTGCATATTCAGTACCTGTTAAATCTTCAGCAACTACACCCGGTAACTTTTTAAACTCACCAGTAATAGTTGAACCTGCAATAGAATAATTAACAGATGAGAACCAAGCCGCCAAAGAATGGCCTGCATAAGGATCTGTTGCGTGACTGAATGTTGAGATATGGCGCGTACCTTTAGAAGTAAGCTGTGTTGCAATATCGGTAGCATCTGCAATATCACGAATATCAGCAGCAGTAGAGCAATTGAAAGAGAAGCGAACATTAGCATCTAACCAATCAGCTATTAAAATCATAGCTGCTTCATCGTTATAGACATCATCAGTGAAGAAAGTCCAATACCACCAAGTTTCATTAGCTGCTGTATTAAGTGTAGTTACAATATCTTCAACAGCAGCAGTAGTAGATTTTCTACCCCATACTCTAATTTCTTGTGGAGTAGGGATCATACCCATATAACGCTGTGCTGCTTTATATGTTTCTGTTGTAATCGCAAAATCTACGGACAGATCCACCAAGCTTTGATATACACGGAAAGTATTAAAAGCAAAACCTATTGGTAGCTCATCTTCTGGAGCAAATAGCATAGCTAGTGAAAAGTTAGCAAATGATAAACCTTGTGGGCTTATACGCGTAACAATGTTAATAATATTTGAAGCATCATAACTCATGTTATTCTCCTACGGGTGAATCTACCGTTTCTGTTTGAATTGTATCACCATTTTCATTTTCAGCAATAACTTCAACACTGTAAATAGCATTAGTTACTACTGATTGTGTTTGCTCATAAAGCAATGTTAACGTGATTTGTGATCTTTCTTCACGTTCTTTAGATTGTAAAGCCGTTAAATCATTTATTGCGCTTGATCCTTTCCAACCAACATTAGCCGCAAAAAGTAAATCACTAATATCAGGACGTTTGTTAGCTTGAAATAAATTTACAGCATTTTCTATAGCACTACCACGATAAAAATTAATAATTACATCTACAGTTAATTGTGCTTTTATATCATGGTTAACATCTCTAACTTGTCCAATAGGTGAAGCGACTAAAGCAGTATTACTTTTAACAATATTAGCTTGTCCTCTTTGGCCTCTACTTGATCCTATTTTAATTGAAGCATAAGCATTATCAGGTGATTCTTCATTATCATCTGCTGGTATAATATGATCACCAGCTAAACCTGTTACAGCAGCTATAATTGTGTGAACAAGATCATAAAGTTCTTCATCTGTCATTTCTAGCTACCACACATTTACAATAGTTTCGCCATGGTCGATTATCTAACATATAAACTGTGAAACGAATACCAGCTAAATCAGGTGTATCAAATTCCCATTCATCTTGAGGCGTTAAAGAATATAGGTCACCATCATTAACATAGAACTTTCTAAAGTCCTGAATACGTTCACCACCTGCACCTAGATTAGTTAACTCTTTATCTGATAGAGGCTGTAGATTTATCTTATGAGGCGTTCCCGGATCTTCTGCATTTGCTACCCATTTACCTTTAGCGTCACGCGCACCTGACTGACCGTATCTAGTTGCTGGAACTGATTGAAAATCATCATCTATAAAATTTTCCATGTCTAAGCTCATAACCCTTCCTCTGGTTTTTGAACTTGTAACTTATAGTTAACAGCACTACGCATAGCACCTGAATCAATCAAAGGGTTAGAGCTACCTTTTTTCTTAATAGTTGCTGGACTATTAGCAGGTGCTTTTAAGTTAGTCATATACTCTTGTACTTTACCAACAGCTAACACACCAACTTGATTTAAAGCTTTATTAATATCTACACCTTCTGTAACTGTTGCATCAATACCTTCAGCCATAATTTCTTCATAATCTTTTAAACCACTATTAAAGCCCGGTTCTAAAGAAGGTCTAGCAGGTATTTTTATATCATGTGGTTTAGTTTGACCTAGGACAGCATAACCTTCACCTTTTTTCATAAATCTAACTTGGCCTTTAGAAGCTGCATCTTTTGAAGCATAACCATAATTAGTACCACCGGGATGTTTTATATCTGCACCAAATTCATGAACGGCTGCAAGTGTAGCCATTGTTATTTCACCTTCAGGTGGATCAATAGCATCTTCATGATAACCAACAG